CAGTAGAAATAACTTGATTTACTGCTTGGGCAACCCCAGAATTAGGGTCAAAGGTAAAACTAGCGTCCATTATTTTTCTGCGAGTTTGAGTAAAAGTTCTTTAATCGTTGACATATCTTCTTTTAAAGAATTTATGTCATTTTTCATGTTCATTATCTCTTGTGTCTCTGCCTCATTTTTTGCTCTGTTAATAAGGTAGTTATTGTAGGCGTTATTGTTTGTGTTCACAATAGCGCCTGTATTCATATCTCTTCTAAGATTGGGATGGCCCTCAACTTTCATTTTACCTCACAGCAATGGCACGAAGACTTCTAACGATAGGTGGTTTAGCCTGATTAGTTCCAGTCATAATAATCTTCAATTGGAATCCAGTGAATTCTGGAAGATCATCAACAAAGAACTCATACTCCTTGAATTGACCAGGATTGCTAGGTGTTACAAAAACATTTGGTAAACCACTGTTATTTGCAACATCAATTACATTTCCAAGATCATCGATGTTTCCATAACCAGGGAAGAGGTTATAAGGAGTGGAGTCAATATCACTATCATTAGTGAAGATCTTATAAAGAACTCTGATATCAGCAGTTTGATCTCTATAAGCATCAAACAGAACTTTCAGAGAGTTTGCTGGATTTGCAAGATCAATTTTCTTGGTGATGTAAACAGCAGCGTTAGGATCATCTCCTGTGACTCTAACTCTGTTATCTTGCGTAAAGTTAGAAACTGGTTCGTTCAGTCTATTTGAAGTCAGGATGAGGTTAACTCTATCAAGGTCAACTACTGGCGAAACAAAGGAATTTGTGGATGAGAATTCAAGATCAAGAGTCAGTGATTTGTTGCCAGGAAGATCACTCAACAGAACCTCTTCATTCTTCTTAGATGCGAGAACTCTTGGGGTAGAAAGATTATTTGGAACACCAAGAGAAATATTCTCATAACCTTGATCAACGAAAGATGGTTCATTTCCATCCACACTGGTTCCTGTAACAGTTCTAACGCTAGCGTTAAGAGTCGTTCCAGTCAGAGTCAAATTCTGAACGTTTGGAGTAATAGTTTCAAACTGAATGTTGTTGCCACCAATTACTTTATCACCACCAACTTTCTTGGTTGAGTTAAAACCAAGTTTGGGGAACGAAGTATTTACAGACCTATCAATACCATTGCTGGACATGTCAATCTTGATCGCGTAAGAATCAAGAGATCTTGGTCTAGAAATAGTTGCATCACTGAGAGTGTGATCTCTATTAATTCTTCTCAGAGATACACCGTTCAATTCATACTTAGCAATGAGGTCACCAGAGTTGTGTGCGAATGATCCTTTGGAATCAATGTTTCTAGTAATGCCCGTCAAACTATTTCCACTTAGACCAGTATACGAAATCAATTCGTTACCAATGATTGCATATCCAGGATTGGTTGTTCCAACTCCAACATTTTCAAAGGTATCAAACTTGGCAGTATTTGCAAGTCCAATATTACCAGTTGACGTTGCATCAATGTCAGCACCGATGCTGGTTGGTCTCATGTCTGGTTTGATGTTTGAAATTGTAACACCATTTGTTCCAGAGTACATTGCATGATTTCTATGACGAATTTTAAGGTGTAATCCATCAAAGTTAGTGTTTGGTGTAACTGAATCCGCAGTAATTCCAGTCAGAACTCCAACTGCACCTGTCTCCTGAACAATGTATGACATTGTTGCTGCAATACCAGTGTTGAATTCCCCTTGAATTCCATCGAGAATAACTGCATTAATAGCAGAGATAATACCAACACTGAATCTTGCATTTCTTCCCAGTGTGCTACTTCCGAGAGTTGTGATTCCGAGTTCATCACCAACTGCATATCCAACACCACCGTTAGTGATAAAGCAGGAAGTGATAGCACCAGCATTAACGGTAACGCTAGCAACAGCACCAGATCCAGATCCAGAAAGAGTAGTGAGGTTAGCAGAGTAAGTTCCAAAACCAGCCGATGGAGTATAACCAACACCAGCATTAATAATATCAACAGATGCACCGATACCAATAGATCCGAGAGTATTGATAATAACGCCACTTGCAGTAGTATTATTAACCTGTGAAAGGTTAACACCTCTGATGATCACGTCTTCCATCGAACCAGTCAATGTAGAACCAAATCCAACAACTGCTCTTCTTGAAAGAGTTTCAACGGGATTTCCACCAAGTTTGGTAATACCACCGTTAGCAATACCCATGTCTGGGTTATAGAATGATGCATTAGCAGTTGTGTTTGTTGTAAACTGCGCTCTATACATCGTGAACTTGATATCCTCAAACTGGCTGGCATCCCAAGTGGAACCGTTCTGAGACTTGAACAGAGAACCAAGGAGAGGTTGCTGAGAAATGATAGATCTAGGAGCATCAGGAGTTGTCAAAGATCCAGTTACATCTTCTTCTCCCATTCTTGAAATCCAAGCACCATACTCTGGTGTATCTGCAAGGAGAACAAATGCATATTCAGTGTTACCTTTTAGGTAAACTGGTGATGGGAAGGTGAACTTAGTTGCGACTGATGCATCATCAGAAATATTAACTTCTGATGGTAAGAGATCAACTTCTCCAAATGGAACGATCGAAGTTGTTGGAGTACCGTCACGCATTGTTCTAATCTGCATGGTGACAGGTAATGTGCTATCCTTCGCTTGGAAATAACACTCAATTGCAGTAACAAACATTCCATCCGCAGAATTGACAAAGAATGATTGTGCCAGAGGATCTCTACCAGATCTACACTTAGATGTTCTAGCAGTTGCAGTAGATCCAAGGTTTGCTGTGGCGATCAGATTACCTGAACTATCGAAGTTCCAGGTTCTTCCACCTCCGCCACCACTGCTGCGACCTCCACCGCTGCTCCTGTTGCTACCACTAGGTCTGCTGTAACTTCTTCCACTTCTACCACTAGAACTTCTAGAAGTGTATAAAGTTCTAGTAGAACCAAGATTTGCAGTTGGAATCAATCTACCTGCACTATCAAAGTTCCAGGTTCTGCCACCTCTTGTGCTACCGCTTCTGCGACTACCACCTCTTCTTCTTTGAGTTGATCTATTAGAAGATCTACTACCAGAACCTCCACACTCTGTTGGGGCACCTGGGCGTGTCAAAAGAACAGCAGTGTTATAAATTAATCCTGCTTCATAATCTCCGACAGCACGTGCATATGCTGTATAAGAATCGTAACCATTGTTGACAGCAGTTGTATACGCAACATAACGAGCATCACAATTTGATGCAGGAAGTGATCTTACGTTTCTCAGAATTGTATCTTCACTAATTTCACTAAGTACAGCATCAGAAGATTTAACAATGGTTTCTGATGTTGTTGTTTCTTGGAAGATAGATTGATGAATTGCATTGGATCTTACAGATAGAATATTTTCTTCTGTAAATTCAAGTAATCCAGATGCTTGGAAAGTAGTTTCCGCAGAAGTTTGATTCAGTGATGAAATAAAGTTGGTATTAGGAATAGAATTCAGTTTAACAACCTTAGTTCCAGTTACAAATTGTGGGTTACTTGGTTTAGATGGATCTGGAATATAAACACATCCAACAACAAAACCAACTTCATCTGTAATCAATCTTACATCTGATACAGTAGCTTGTGCTCCACTAGTCAGACCCTTCAAGTTCATACCTCTACGGGGATATCCAAAGAAGTCTCCATTGACCTTGGATGCCAGTGATGTTGTATCAACGTTCAAGACTGTTGACACCGATGAATAATCATCGGGTAGATTTTCATCATTATTGTATGGATTTAAAGTGTAACTCGTTAGAGGAACATCATATGGACCAGTTTTGTGATTTGCAAAGGCAACTCTAAACTGGAACGTTGGAGTCGATTCGTCTGGGGTTGGGGAAATGCCAGAATCTGATCTGGACATGGATCCAACAACAGTTTCTCCAACTGTAAAAGTTCCAGATGTCATCGTAACTTCTAGCAACTTAGGTGCCAGATATTCCGACATATTATAGTTGTCAAGGATTGGATAGACCTGAGTTCTTGGTCTTAGTCTAGTTCCTCTAAACTCAATGTTACGTGATCGCATAAAAGTAATGCTGGATCGATTAACGACCTTATTCCCAACATTGACTTTTTCGGTGTGTGGAGTTGTTCTGATTGCAACTCCTTCTCTTGTTTGTTGATGAAGTTCAACCTCAGAAGTTGTTCTTACGACTTGTGTAGTTGTAGTCTTAACATCATCTGTCGCATTGAGTTGTTTTGTTTCACTGGTTACCACAGTGTTGTCAGCAGTTCTTGTTTCTCTGCCAACGACACTATCTACCCAGGATCCCCATTCGATTTCGGCAAATCCTTTTGCTTCTTCAATTCCAAGTTTTTCAGTTGAAGCTACAAAATCTGGACCATTAGTATCAAACTCATTTGTTTTGATAACCTTTTGATCAACCCAAATATCAGATGATGGATAAAGATTTAATCTTCCAGTCCAGTTGGTAACAAGGAAAGGATTTACAGATTCAACTCTTGATGCAAAGAGATTTTGCATTACAACCAAATCTGCATAATTAAGAGTCAGCAGATCACCAGTTTTTCTGAGATTTGGATCTGTAAGTTGATTATTGAAACGAGTATCAAGAGTATCTGGTGAAGAAACACCAATTCCAGTCAGAGCTGCTGTTGCTAATACGAGATCAACTGACGTTGTATAGTGAGAAGGTCTCAATTCACCGTTAAAGGTGTCAATAGCACAAGAGAAATCTTCGTTTGTTTGATCCTGAATCTGGTGTGTTTTGAAATTATCGACGAAGAAACCACTCTTAAATCTGTCAAGACCTTTGGCATCTTGAATCGTAAGTGCCTCTGTTTCCTTTTCCAATAAAGAAAGTGCAGTATAATACTCTAAGTTGGTGATTCTACTATCAAGATCACCAATATCTTTCATGGTGTATCTCTTATGTTCTGCTCTCTTAATTGAGACTCCATCAAGGGAGAAGAGATAAGGTGGAAGTTTGATGGTGGCAATTTCCAGGTTATCATCAAGTCCAGCAGGAATCTGTGGATTTTCAGAAGGAACACCACGCACCACATTAAATCTTCCATTAGAATCTAAGAAGATTCTATCAATGCGTCCAAGATAATACTCATAATTCACAACGATATTCTCGTCAGACACAAGAATATTTGGAACAGACTGTCCACTTTGGGTGAAGTTTCTGGAAGCAAAATCAAATGGTGATAATGTTGAAGATGTATTATAGTCACCTACTCTTGGTCTGATGTCAATAATATCAGTATTTCTAATGCCGTTAAATGATGGAATATCATCAGAATAGAGTTCATTTGCATAACTCTCAGAGGTGAAAATATCGCCAGTATCATTTGCTCCGACAACAAAGTTTTGGAAGATTACTCTTAGTCTTCTTGTTGGATTTTGTCTCTCTTTCTTTCTTATAATCCTTCCATAATCATAGAAAGATCTTCTCTGTCCATTGTCAAGAGCATAATCATTGGTTACATTTTTATCTGCCTGACCAATATCTGCAATAACTCCATTTACTCTTGAAGTTTGTCCAGTTGCATTTTCGTTAAAGTTAAAGGTTTTTTCATTCAGATAGACAATTTCAACTGTTGTGCCAGAAACTACCGAAACAATTCTAGCAACTGCTTTGCTTTCCTCACCAATAATTTTTTCGCCAACGATAAAATCTGATGTGGATTGATTTGGACCACTGATTAATGAAAGAGCGATGGTAGGAATGTTTGGATCATTCTGATCATCAGACTCATAAATTGCAAGAACTCTCAGAACATCTGGTTTGTTCAGAGAAATTTCTTTATCCTGAACTCTGGTTCCATAAACATTGCTGAAAGTCAATCCATCATTTAAAGTGGTTGATCCAATACCAGATGAAGCATCACTTGATCTCGTAATTAAGATTGATGATACATTGTTTAAGGTTTTTTGTTTCTCTACAACTCTATTTTTGTTTAAGGTAGCAGATACTCTGATATCAGTTTCAGAATCTCTTGCTAGACCATTAATAGTTACTGTTTTAAGGTTTGATGAGAAGACAAACATGTCTTCTGTCAGAGGTTGAATTGTTCCGTCTCTGTATGCAACATGATATCTTTCCTCATCAAAAGGAAGATAATATTCATTATCTGGTGCAGTTGCAAGAGTTAAAGAGCTGGAAGCAGATGAAACATTTGTATAAGTTTTTTTAATTACTAGTTCTGCGGTTCCAAGATCTACACTGTCAATATTCCTAGCACCAAGTCTAGTATAAAGAGTATTGTCCTCTACATTAATTAAATCGCCAGATACAACTTCAAGATCTGTGATTTGCTGAACATTCTGTGGAGGTGCGCCATCAAACAGATTAGTTACTGTTTGAATACCTGCCAGAGTGAGTTGAGATCCGTCATTGCTGATACTATTAACTTTAAGGAGAACAGGATCAGAGATGCTACTATCAGTTGAAATAAATCTGACAAGATCATTCGTTGTTACGATACCAACAAATGTATTCTGAGCAGCAGTGATCGTGCTGAGACCAGCTGGTGAAGCATCTACACCATCACCACTTCTGGCACTGATAGTGAAAGAAGTTCCAAATCTTCTCTTAGTTGTGAGTTTTAAATCGGCATTGAAAGTTTGAATGCCAACTGTGGTTCCTTGATAAATTGATTTGACATTTGAGATGTCATAATTTGTTGAAATAGAAACCGTTGTGTTATAATCTACACCATCTACTGAAATCTTTTCTCCTTTGTGGAAAGATCCTCTAACTTGTCTGAGACTAAATGTAGAAATACCAGAAGAATCTTCTACAACAAATCCAGATGCCCCACTGTACTGACCAGAAATGAATGCGCCTGGTCTGAGTGAAGTAAATGGTTGAGTGATCTCTAACTTAGTATAAGGAGAGATGTCAAAAAGTCTGAGAGTATATTCTGACTCTGGACCCTCAAATACTTGTGATTCTAAATTATAATCATAAATTCTACATTCACCAATCGCATTTCCAGCTGGTGAAGTCGATGCTAAACCAACTCTTTCATCTCTTAAACTTGCAGCAATAGTTGTTCCAAATCCTACTCTTGGAGATCCATGAACATTATTGATCGTAATCTTTGGTCCTATTGAAAGAGGAATTGCTTCTTGATTTACCTCTCTTGTAGATCTTGGTTTTGAAATATCTAAAACAGTATCCGTTTGCTTCTCAACTTCAAAACCTCTTACATATGCCTTTCCTGATGAGATCACATACTCCATCAAATTATCAGATGGAGTGTTTCCTTGATACGTTACTTCATCAGCGTTATAAATTCCATCGTTGCCAAGATAATTATTTAAAGTATTTTTAACCGAAATACTAAATGGTTTAATGTAATAATCGCCAGATTCATCATGAGTTCTTCTAGCAAACTCTGCTTTGATGAAGTTATAATCTGTATTTTTAACAAAAGTTTCAATCTCACCATTTTGAATTCTCATCAACTCAACAAAACTTGGATCGTCAGAATCAACGATCAGTCTTGATGTCAGAGTTGCAGTAATCTTTAATCTATCAGCGCCAGGAGCAGCATAGTTACTGTATCCCTGAGCATTATCATTCAGAGAAGGATCTTCATCCGCGTTGATAATTTCTTCAATAACACTCAAACCAACTTTAACAGTTGGCATCGAGGCATACTGTTGAAGAAGAATTGTTTGCGGATTTACAGTTACAAAATTACCTCTGAGGAAATATACACCTTCCTGAATATTTGCCGCAGATCCAACAATATTTGCATTAGTTGAAATTGCCCTAGCAAATCCCTGGTTAGGTGAAATTACCGTATTTCCATACGATAAACTATCAAGCAGAATTAGATTTTCTCCTGATGCAAAATCACCTGTGGCAAAATTTGTCCCAGACTTGGTGATGGTAAAATAAAGAGTATCTAAATTTAACTCAGAATCGTTTGAACTGAGTACATATTCAATTCTAGCCTCAATTCCAGAAGTTTCGCCCCTAAACTTCTTACCAACGAGTTGCTCAATGTATAAACTTACAGGAATACCAGCAAAATCTGGATCAATACAAACACCAGTAAAAACGTCTTGATATGAAAGTTGACCAGGAATTACTTTGGCACCTTCTTTAAAGAAGTGAGTGCCAAATTTCTCAATTTGATTTTGTAGAATTGATTGTAAACCAGTTAATTCTCTTGCTTGAACAGGAGTTCCTGGTTTGAACAGAACCCTATGAAAATTGTTCGCGGGATCAAAATCATCATAATAAGGAGTGACGTTGAGATTAGTTTCCTGGGGCATTTTCTTAGAATTCTAAAACGATTTTGATATCTTCTTTTTGGTTTGACGATCTCAGAACAGATGGTCTATTGTCAATATAGATTATCTGCCCACTCTGAGGATTAACCTCAGGATTTGCTACACCTTTGTCAAACGTTTGGCCTAGGAAGTAGGTCCTATTATTTAGAGTAGTAGAGATACCCGAGAAAGAGGTATCGATAGCAACCGTTGCTGTTCCTCCTGTGATATTGAAGGATCCATTACCATCATGTGTATTTTGGAATCTATGTAACTTATACCCATACAAAGGAGCAGTTCCAACAGTAGATGATGTTGCTACTTGACTATCTTGCCAGTATTTCAAGACGCCAGTGTTTGAATCCCAAGAAACAACTCTTCCAATTGCCGTCGATCCAACACCAATCGTTTGGGTGATAACATCATCTGCTAAAAATTCAATTTGACTAAGTTGTGCAGCAGTTACCTTTAAAGCATAAACAGCACTAGCCTTATTTGATGATAATTTAGTTGTTGATCCATAAACAAGAGGATCTTTTACAATACCAATTCTTGCAAACTCATTTCCAGTGATAAAATCTGGATTAGTGCTGTCATTTTCAAGTCGTGAGTAAACCATGACTTTACGAGCACCCAGTTCTTCGTAAATATCAGATCCATGTCCACCATTTGGTGGAATAACAACGCTTGTCACAGCATCAGTGCTTGACGCTGAGTTTGTAATACCAGAAGCATCTAGGTCAAGAGTTCCGAAAGAATATCCAGATCCTCCGCTTGATACATCAACAGATTCAATCTTTCCATCAGCATTAACAGTTACACTTGCTCTTGCACCTTCTCCATCACCTAAAATTCTAACATTATTATATGTTGTTGCTGTTCCATAACCAGTTCCTCTATTACTAATGGTTACAATTTTAATTTGTCCACTAGTTGCTGCATTATCTCTTACTGCTGCATTAGCAGTACCAGTTTTCCAATCCTCAGGAACAGGAATGAAATTGGTAGAATCAAATCTTAAAATATCAGTTGGTGTTAATGTATAGAGATATTTCCAAACATATCCGTCACCACTGCTACCTGCTGCTCTTGGTTCTAAATCAGTAAATAATGGTTCATCAAGAGATGGTCTTCCAGTTGGATTTTCTGGTGAGATTCCATTATTAAGACAAATATAAACTCTATAATCTTGATTGATTACATAATATTTTGAACTATACAGTCCAGTTGATCTTGATACTGGTGCAAGATTATTTCTACTATAATCATGCCTGTACATGTCATACTTTTCACCAGATGCCCATGTATATTTTTCAACCACTCTTCTGATGTCAGAAGAGTTAATTTTTTTCATGGCAATCATTGTGTCCCAATAACGATTTTCGTCGTTAAAGGAATCCACTGGCGATGGTGGGCTGGTGTTCCAGTTTGCATTTAAATTGGTTGCATTAGGCAAACCAACCCAAGTATAATATGAACTGCCAGTAGACGCAATTCCAGCACGAAAATTTTCAGCACTAAGGATACGAAACTGTTCAGTAATGATTGCGGACATTTTGAACTTTTTTCTAGTTATTTAGGTTAAATATCCAACTGATTTTAGAGGAGTTTTTCTGAGAATAACTGGACCAGTAGATATTCCAGTAAATCCATTACTCAGTTCAGGAGTAAAGGTCTTGGCGATTCCAGCGCGAGTAAAGTTTCTAAGTTTACCCCAACTGAATCTGCCGAAGAAATCACTGTATCCAAGTCCTGTTAGAGAATTGTAATCCTCCAAACTCACAGTAACTTTTGCAACATATGTTGTTCCAAATCCAACTGCCTCAGTGGTTGCAATAGAAACAGAAACTGCTTCATAAACATTATCTAAGAAAGTTGTTCCTATTCCAAGAACAGAACCACCAAGATCAAGAGAAGTAACTCCATTTCCGATGTTTGAATCAAATACAACAAATGGATATCCAGCAGCAATATTTGAGATTGTTTGAATTCCAGATGGTCCGACATATGCAGAACTTCTCAGAGGAGAATCATTTGGAATTAAAAGATCAAATACAAGTCCAGTTGATGCCAATCCAACTGATGTTGTTGAAATACCAGTAATAATACCAAAATCGCCAGAATAATCAACACCTATGATTTCTTCCTTATCAAATTTTGGTGGACTGATAAGAACAACAGGTGGATTTGTAAAGGTGTATCCAGCACCAGCATTAGATATTGTAATTGAATCAACTGCTGTTCCAGTAATTGTTGCAGTGGCCGTTGCTCTTGTGTCAGATCCAAATCCAACACTGTTGGCAATTGAAACAAGAGGAGCAGATGTATATCCAAGACCAGTGTTTGTTATTGATACTGAGAGAACTGTACCAAATCCAGAGATAACTGCCGTTGCTGATGCTCCAACTTTATCTCCTTGCTCAAAGATGTCAATCTTCTGCTTTGCATCTTCCAAAGACTCATTATATGAATCAAACAGAGGGAGAACACTATCAACCCAAATTTCAGTAGAACCAAGACCAACAGGTTTAATTAAGTGTGCCTCTGGGAAAATATTTGCTTCATAAAGAATTCTGTCCTTAGTTATTTGTTGACCGTTGATGAACAGATCTTCCTGCTGCTTACACCACGTCATTGGTCTTTGAATAGTAATATCAGTTGTAAGGCCAGGACCAGTATATGGAGAAGTTTGGAAACTATCTACTGTGTTGATGCCAGTTACAAATCTATCTTCTTGCTGATAAGTAAAGTAGTTTAAATTATCCCCAGCATTAATTCTAACAGTGTCACCAGGTTTGATAGTTTCAATAATATCTCTACTCAAAACATCAACATCGCCAGTGCCACGATAGAAGATGATGGAGCAAGTATCTCCTACTTTTGGTGCTTCTGTAAATGTGATGTTTGATCCACCGTTAAACTCATAAGCAACTCCTGGTTCTTGTAGAATATTATTTAAGAACACCAATAATGTTTGTTCAACATCAATAAGGGAACCTTTTGCCGATCTGATAGAAGTTGGAGTTCCCTCTTTTCTCATGGTGAATACTTTTGTTTCACCATCAAAGAATGAATCTAATTTATCAAACACATCAAGATCACCAAATCTCCAACCAGTGAACTTATCAGAATCAACTCTATTAATATTGATTCTAAACTCACTAAATCCTGCCCCAACGGTTGAGTCTGTTGGGATGCCAGTTACTCCACCAGATGGAATTGTAAGAATTTCTCCTGTTTTGTATCCATAACCATTATTGATGATTTCAAAGTTAGTAACGCTTGAACCAAGAGATACTTGAATGTCAACATATGCATTGGTTCCAATCTTAGATCCAGGAGAATCTGGATGATAAATCAATGGAATACGTGTATATGGAGTTGGATTATCAAATACTACGATTGGTGGATTGCTGAAAGTATATCCAGTTCCTGGATTGGTAATAGAAACTCCAACAACGTTTCCATTAGATACAGTAGCAGTTCCAATTGAAACCACATCAACTGTATCGAAATCAGCAGTTCTCAAACCAACATTATAGGTAAGTTCTTGAACAACTCCGTTCAAGGTTGCAATTCCAGTTCTATAACCAGAACCACTATTTCCAATACTGATAGAAGTTACCGTTCCAAATCCAGAGATATTAGCTGTTCCACCAGCAGCGACTAGTGGTTGGTAACCAAAACCTTGGGTTGATCCAACAGAAACAATAATACCACCAACTGGAACAGATCCCGTATTTACATCGTTTGTTACAGAGGCAGCAAATCCACTGAAAACGATAGATGTAATACCAGCATTTTCTGTTAAGGAGAAGTCATTGATTCTAGAACCCTGAGATGGAATTTGAGCAATATCATTGATTAAAACTAATCCATGATTTGTACTAAATCCAGAAATATTTGCATCATCTTGTTTGATAGTAAATGTTTTACCAACACCAGTTAATTGGGGTGAAATTGAATCAAAGAGATAGTTCGTGGCATAGGTATGAGTTGATGTTCCAACAATTCCATTTCTAAGGAAAGTTCTTCCTTGGAAAGTCGAAGATGTTTGAATACCTGTCCAATCAACCTCATCTGGATCAGTTGCATCCTCTGGTGGTTTAATTCCGTTAGGTGCAGTATAGAAGTTAATTGTATTTCCAACAATATTATAGGATCCCTCATATTTTTCAACAGTAGATCCAATGATGTGAGTTGAGAGACCTGTTCCCATCCATGCTCTTTGAACGACAAGAACATTGGTGCTTCCAAATCCAACTTGTTCTACTTTCATAAACTCATCATCAACTTTAAGTAGATCGCCACCAAAGATCGATGAGATTCCAGAAATCCTCACCAACTCTCCACCAAAACTCATGTCTTCGACAAGAGATTCTTCAATATTTCCTGGGATTACTGGATCTTGGATATTATTATCAAGAGCAATGATACATTTTGTATTTTGATCTTGTGCAGTAAACGTATGAGAAGTTCCAATACCAACAGTTGTTAAATCCAAGTAATTTCCAATTGCAGATGCAAGAGCATCCTCTGGTGTTGCAGCAACGCGAATCGATTTATCATCTACCTTGATCGCATAAACATAGTCTGGGAGTTTATCAGTAGATCCATATCCAGAAATCGTAGTTGTTGCAATTCCAATTGCAGAAGTATTACCAGTTCCAGTTGGATTATAAGTCAATCTTTCACCAGAGGTAAAGAAGTGATTTGGAAGAATAATTAAATCATTTGTAGTGTCAACAATCAGCGAATCGCTAGCATCAAATGATTTGATAAAGATAGGATCTCCTCCGTGGAAAAGTCCAAATGATCTTCTAACATCTGCTTGGGTATTAGTATATGTTCCTTCAAATCCTTCAACTTTTGTATCAACGAGATTAAGATTGAAGAGTTCTTCAACTCCACCCTTTGTATGGGCAGCAGAAGTAACAAGAGTCTTAACAACTACATTAGTGGAAGCAGGTGGAACATAAGTTACATTGTATTTGGATCCATCTACGTTTGCACTAATTGTTCCAATTCCTGGATTGTCAGCATCAGAGTCATCATCTATTGCGCCAAATAAAGTGAAGTATGTTTCTCCCTCGGTATCAACCATGAAGATACCTTCAAGCAACTCAAAACGATCATTGGTAACGTCATTGATGTGGAAGAGAACATGTGCTCCATCTTCATCAACAGTGCTGTTATTGCCAAAGTTAGCAATAGTCGTGATTCCAGGCGATCCAGAAGCAGCAATGTCAGTGTATTGTGCTCTTAAATCACCATTTGTCAATTGAACAGTATCGATACCAACTGTGGATGCACCACCAACAAAGCATTGGGCAAAGATATTGAATGTAATTCCAGTTCCAACAACATCAGCTGATGGGGTGCAATTAATGTAGAAAACACCACCACTTACACTTACACCAAATGTTCCAATACCAGAAGACGAAAGGGTATCGGGAATACCCGTCACCATGTTTCCATATTCTACCCCATATGCTTGTCCATTGTTATGGAGAACATTTAAGTTGAATACCTCATGTTTTTCACCAGCACTACCTTGAATCATAAACTTATGCCCAGCATCCATCGCTGCCAGATCAATAGCATAAATGTTTACTGCTGTTGTAACACCTGCATTGATTTTTCCACCTCTTGTAGCAAGTTGAATAATATCAGCAACGGTTGTGATTCCAACTAATGTAGATAAACCAACAGCACTGTGAATGTCTCTATCTACGTTGTATACTAATCCATGAATATCATAATCATTGGTATCATATTTTTCGGGATAGAATAAAAGTTGCCCTTCACTTCCACTGACCTGGAAATCAAAATATCCTTCAAGATTCGTAGCACCATTTACGATACCAAACTCTTGGATATATCCATTTTGATTATTATCAATAATTAATTCAATAATTTCCATTCTTCTTTCATCAAGAAACTGAGTATCCTCAGTCATTGCAAAATATTTTCTATAACGAGTTCCTTCAAGTGGGAAAGTATCGATAATGGAGAATCTAGTTGCTCTCGGTGTATTGTTAAATTCATCAGAGAAACTATCAATACTCAATACTCTGTTACCAACAGATTCTTCATAATCAGTGAGAGCAATATTTCTAGTTAAAATCTCATCGGAGAAGAAAGAACCAGATACAAACTTATTAGTTTCAGATACAAAGTCAAAGTCATACTTACAATATGTTTCAACCTCAGAAACAAGATCAATGAACAACTCTAAACTATTTGAAGAAATTCCAACTGGTCTAAAAGTATCTTCACGAGATTCAACTTGTAAATCTGAGAATTTTTTAAATCCAACAGTATGGTTCATTGAAGAAACCACATCATTCCAAGTCTCATATGCGATCTTTGATTTCAAAGAATATGAGAAGTATTGATAATAATCACTATCAATAATTCTTTGTTCGTTTATGCTTGGTTTTCCGCTATCTTTTTCCCATCCTTTGGTTACTAATGCAGTAGCTTCAATATCGTATAAAGAGTTTACATTGATCTTATCAGAAACTTTTGCGACAGTTCCCGATCCAAGACCCTTAATAGAATCATTGATCAATATTTCTTTGCTTGAATTGATTTTCAGAACTTTATTTTTATTATCCCAGCTAGAAACTTTTCCATATTTCGTTTCATTTACGTTTGTAATTACAACTTCTTCATCGATAGAGAAATCATTCTTTATGAGAATTGGGTTGAAAATTGGGAAATCTTCAAAAGGTATAACTCTTGCAGAAGACCTAGTAGTAACATAGGTTCCTGGATTAGAAACACTAGAATCTAATTTATATGTGATTGATCCAATTCCACCAATGTTGGCATCAATGGCAGTAACTTCGAAGAATTTATAGTTATAATCTGGCGAATTATAACCAGATCCAGTAGAGGCAATTCCAACCCCTTCAACAAAAACCTTACCACCAACAAAGAATGGGAAAGAAGATGCAGTGGAGAATCCAGTGTTCAAAGAAAGAGTAACTTCTTTCGTGATACTATTGAAACCAACAGTATTAATTCCAATTCCATTTGGATTGTTAACTGTTATAATACTCGGAGGAACATCGTTGAGATTCTTTGCATTTTCTCTGATATTGACTTTTGAAATTGAACCGTTTTTAACCTCTGCTTGGAGGAATACATTATCAATCTTTTTATTTGTAATTGAATCAATAACTACAAGTGCTGGCGCAAAATTGTATCCATTTCCACCAGAAGAAACACCAATACTTTCAAAAGAATTTGATTCCTCAACACGCAGAATTTCTGGTGTATTTGCAATCATCTTGAAAGTTGGATCTGATGGATAATTATATCCAACGTCTATCGTGTTGATTCTTCTTATTGGACCCATAGATCCATTGAGTCTGATTAGAGCACCAGATCCTGTTGATGATCCAATAGAGGTGATGCCAGGGAGATTTTCATAATTTAAGTTACTAGTCTTAATATTGATAGTGTCAATAGGTCCAGTCGCAACTGCTGACTTATGCGTATAGTAGAATGAACCATCGGAAGATGTGTACGAAGTTGATTCTGGTTTTTCTACGAGATTGAATTTGAAGGTTGTTGATCCAATGCCAGTTGGGTATTCATCAACCTGATAGGAGCTGTTTACAATTGAGATAGTATTGGCAGAATCCTGCTCTTTATCAACAAACACTTCTGTTTTTGAAGTTGGTGCAATATCAATGTTTATTGGGGTAAATTTGTAGAAGAGATTTTGAGGAACGGTTTCGTTTGTTCTAATGTTTACAGCAGCAGGATCTGTAACACCAATTGTTCCTATTCCAGATACTTCAAAGTCTCTTGCTAATCCTGTTGTTTTAAACTCATCTCTAAAATTAGAATCTTTATAGAAGTCTAACTTAAAGGCAGGGAAAGTTGAACCAGAAGACGTTACAGAAAGTGATGTATCAGTTACAGCAAATGAAACTGTATTGCCTCTTGTTACTTTAACTCGTGGATTAATTTTCGAAATAAAATGTTCACCTGACCCAGTTCCACCAATCGAAACTGGAATTGGATTAGACCCAAGAGCATCAACTTTGTTCGCTGCTAATTTAATGTTGTTTGAATCAATTTCAATAGCATAATACATCTTCTGGTCAACCAAACCAGTTGGAACAGAACCGCCAGTGGTATAAACAATTTTATCTCCACTTACTAATCCATGGTTTTGAACATTAATAGTATCAGTAGAAGTGGTGATTGCAGAAGGTTCGAACTTTTTCCTATCAAATACAATTCTTCTATTAAAATCATTGTATTGAACAAAAATAGTTTGCTCCTTATTTGGTAGAGGAACAAGTCTAATATTATCTTGGAAGGTTAAACCATGAGGTTCTTCCGTTGTCAAAGTTGCCTCATAAACGTTTGCATCTGCTGTAATTGGCGAAGTGTTTCTCTTAAAGCTATGAGTTACACCAGATCCAACAGAAGTAAACGAAAGTTGAACGGCAGTTGACCCAAGACCAACGAAAGTTCCAGTTGATCCAAGTCCAACTTTTGTAGTTGAAATGCCAAGAAGATCTGTTGACTCCTTGATTGCATATACAGTTAATTGATCTGAGAGTCTGAAAGTTCCAACTCCATCAGACACTACGATTGATAATCCACCACCATTTGAATATGTCAGTTCATCACCAGTTTCAAATGAGTGATTTGGGATCAGAATAGTATTAATGGGGACAATCTTACTCGTATATCCAGTGCCTGGTTGATAGTTAGTGTTCTCTTGCAGATGTGGTGGTGCAATATTATTCAGTTGATGATATGCAATAGTTGTTCCGACACCAACGATAGCAGTGGTTCCTAAACCAATTACTTCCGATGGATCAAAATACCTTTGGAATGTTGGAGGATTGCCGATAAAAGTATCGAATCCAACTCTATAACTAAAAGTGCTTGGGAATTCGATTGCAATTGTTCCAGCAGAATAAGCAGTTCCAACAGTTCCATTATAATTTCTTTGTACCCTCATTACAGAGTTGAGAGGGTCAACATTGAGAATTTTTAACTGTTCAAGATTTTCCGCAGAAACCCCAACTCCAATAATTGTATTTTCTCTTACATACAGAGGATCATATGAACCAGAAAGGAAAACGTTAGTTGTTAGTCCAGTGTTAGATGGAGTATCGAGATACTTTTCTAATTTCCAAATCCTTTGTGGATTATTGATATTCTTTGTTCCATTGAGATTTGCATAGGACTCAGTGGACAATCCAGAAATCACAACGCGATTTTTGTTTTCAAAATTGTGAGGAGATGTACAATATCCAATAGCAAGTCCACCACCGACAAACAGTTCTAAGTTTTCGGATGTAATAGTAGAAGATGCTAATGATACAATATCTTTTCCTACAATTCTACCAACGCTAATTCTTGATTGTCTTCCATATTTTGGATTCCCATCAAGATATACTAGGTCTCCACTCTTGTAACTTGTTCCTGCGGAAACAATATCATAACCAGTGACAGCTCCTTTTCTGACAGATTCTACAACGGAGATTTGTCTTCGATCTTTAAAAGAGTTATTAATATATTCATTATACCCATAAACTTCATTTGTTTTTGATGGTTTAGAGTTTCTAATTAAAAGATCATAATTATAGTCAATTTGATTGATTTGTCTATTGTAATTAAATTGATCTGGTTTTGATTTGAACGTATTGCCAATTACATATGGGAATTTTGGTTGCTTATAATTTTTAAATGGACCATCACTATCAGAACTACCAGGATTTATTGTTGTAAAGTATGCATATACTCCGTTTGGATAATCAGGAGTTTTTGTGAATCTTCCATTATGTTCATCAAGATCACCATTATTGACAAAAGAATAATCTTCAACAAAAAATCCATCTGGGAAACCTGTTGGTCTATCCAGACTAGGATCTAATTCATAACCAGATTCCAACTCCTTGATCGCTCCACCTTCAATATTAGAGTATCCATATGGACCATAAATTGGGTGACCATCAAAAGCCCATCCAATAATAGGAGAGTGATTTTTTGATCTTATTTCAATTCCATTTATTTTGATTAAATCAAAAGTATCTGCACCATAATTTGAAGATCCATCTTCATTTTTAGAATACAAACTTTGTCTAAGTGCTCTGGGAGCACTCATAGATGCATAAGAACCCCTTGAATACTGATTCAAACTCTTAGACAAGAGACCATCATCTTCACTTAGGAGTTTCTTTCTTCTTTCAAACTCATTGACATTCCATTTTCTAAGAGATGTTCTTGCTTTTGCTCCACTGCCAGTCGGAATAACATCTACAAAAGTAGTGTTAGTTGTAAATCCAGTTCCTGAATTATTAACCTTGATAGAAGTAATAACTCCATTTGTGATCACAGGAGTTAACTGGGCATCTTTTCCAGAACCAGAGATTTTTAAAGTAGGCGAAGAATTATATCCAAATCCTCCGTTAAGAACAAAGACTTCTCTTATTTTACCACCTTCAATAATTGGTTTTAATTGTGCAGAACTTCCATTTTCAAAAGTAATTAATGATTGTCTTTCAAAATTTAGAATATCTGAACATCCATATCCAACACCACCTCGTTCAACATTAACCTTATAAACACTACCTCTAAAATTAGGTTTCAGAACAGATTGGAAAGTAGCACTATTAGTTGTTCCAATTCCAGTGTTTCCAGAAATACTAACAGTGATTTCTGGATAGTTGAATCTATGTGTGCCACCAGAACCAACACTTTGCAAATCTGCAAATATGTGATTATTGAAGTTATAATAGGATAGTGTTGTTCCGATACCAGCAGATGAAAGTTTGAAAGAGTTATTGTCTACCTTTGTTACCAGATAGTTCTGATCTGTTGTTAATCCACTGATAGAAGATCCATCAAATTGATATCTTACTATTTCACCTGTTGAGAATCCATGATTTGCAAAATTAATTTGATCTTTGCTTGTGCTTACACCTGATGAAGAAACCTTAACTAAGTTGTTAGAATATCCAGATCCAGGTGCCTCTACTGAAATTGAAGAGAGAATCTTTTTCTCTCTGACAGATGTAAAGTATTGATTACCTTCACCAAATGTGGTAATGTTAATAGTGCTGATACCTGCCAGGGCAGAACTCTGGTGTCCATGCAGAGTGATCTCAGTAAGGGACTTGGTGTTTACATAGTAAATTGAATTGTTGACCAAATAAGCGTCTCTTGTCTGAGAGAGATCGGTGCTACCAATTCCAATTGCCGTTTGTGAATTAGAGCTATAAACGACAGCATCACCGTTTCTAAATCTGTGATAGGTGCTAAATCCAATGACATTGGTTGATGTGGAAATATATCCAGCACCTTCACTTACATCAGTAAACGCTACTGTTTTTTCTGATTTTAAGTTTGCTTTTGCTTT